AAGAAATTAGCTGCTAGCAACTGCGGCAGTTAATTCTATTATATAATAGGAGTAAATTATGTTTTTGATTGAATGGATTAAAAAGCTTTTTGGTCTAAACGAAACTCCTGCTAAAGTAGACCCAGTAAAGGAGCCAAAGAAGGCTGCTGTTGCTAAAGGTCCTAAAGTTACTAAAGCTGCGTTAGGTAAACTAACAAAAGCTGGACTTGAGGAAGAAGGTCGTAAAGCAGGCGTTGAATTAGACAAACGTAAAAAGAAAGCTGACTTAGTCGATGAACTATATAAAGTTCTAAAATAAAAATTTATTATTAACGTTAATAAAATAAAAACAAGGAGATAACAATGGCACTATGGGGAAAAACAGACGCAGTAGCTTCAGTACCTAAGTGGCTCGAAGATGATGCTAATAACACTAATAAGTCTAATGATAAAGACAACGCAGTATTCGTTGACTTGACAGAAGCAGGTGTTACAGCTAACAGAGCTAAAGGACTTACAGGTCCAGGTTGGTGGTTGTATCACACATCAAACGGTCGTCATTATGCAGAGTGTTTGGTACCTATGAAGGTATCTGCAGTTGATGCTGGTGACTTAGGTGTAAGTGGTACAGGTGACGACTCAGTTGTAGCTGACAGCGACTAATAAATAGTTAGCCTTTTATTGTTATGAATTTGACAGAATCAACCTTTCTGCTATACGCGATGAAGAACTATGACAATCCTCAGTGTACTGAGATGTCAGAGTTTGAAGAAGATATTAAACGCTTTCAATATTTGCGTAAGCTCTTTAGTCGTTATCGTCAAGATGGCGATTTAAAGGAAAGGTTAATTCTGAACCATCTCATTGTAATATTCAATGTGTTTGGTCCTACGGCAACAAATATGTTATTTATGCGGCTGCATGAGTATCACGAATTTTTAAAACCGTTCGTGGAATATTTGAACTATATGCCTGAGGTATTAATATATGATGGATTGATGATAAATTCTAATTCTATTGTAGGAGATGAACTTATCGAACTAAGGTTAAAGGAAATATAAATGGTAGATTTATTCTTAGCATATTCTTTTATTAAGAGGTTAGTAAAGCCTTTTAATACTTGGCCTGCGTATAAATTAGGTATTATCGACGAAAAAGGTAATATCTTAATTAAACGTAAGGACTTTGGTAAGAATGAGCAAAAGAAAGCTTTTGGTGTATTTGACCAAATGATATTAAATATCAAAAAGCTTTTAAGTAAATTACCAGGCGGTCAAACAAAATTAGCAAGTTATGCCGCAGCTCTTTGGTTAATTAAAGAAGAGCAAAGAATTGACGCTACAAATTATTTAACTGAAGAATCTATTGAAAAAGATTTAGATTTGGCTTTAGAAAGATTCTTGGAAGAGAACGGCGTGATTATTGCTGAAGCAGCAAAACGCGAAATGGAAGAAGAACCTGTAAATAATGTCGGTGGTGGAAATATTGCCGGATTAGGAGTAGGTCCTGACGGAGAACCAGGAGTTTCTAAAAAGAATCAAAAGAAACACAAGAAACGTATTCGAGATATTATGGGTACGGTAAATGTTAAAGAAGATGCAGTTGCTCAAGCTCAATTAAAGGCAAGGCAAGCATCTGAACTTGAATTGATGAAGGATCGTCAAGACAAGGAAAAAGAAAGAATTAAGTTAAAGCACGCTGCTGAAGCCGAAAGGCAAAAGGCTCAAGATGAAGTTGAAAAAGAGCGTGAGAAACGTAAACAAGAACGCGATAAAGAGCGTGCTGCAGCTAAGCAAGCAATGAGTTCGGCGGCAGGTTAATAAAGGGAATAAAAATGAAATCTTTTAAACGTTGGGAAGAAACTTTAAACGAAGCTAAAGTTACTATCGCCAAATTAAGACCTGGTCTAACTGTAACCCCCATGTGGAAAGGACGCAGTGCAAAGAACTATGGTATATCAGGAATGCCTGTTTACGATGGTAAGGTTAAGGTTCTTGGAATGGGAATAGTACCTTTTGGTAAAAAGGCAGATAAGAGAATGGTAATCGGTAAAGATTACAAAGACCTTCAAACCAAGTACAAAGATATTTGGAAGTCTGACGAAATTCGATACGGTCATTTTTGGAGTGCTCAAGGTAGAATGAAAGCTTTCTTTAGTGCAATTGCTCAGTCAGACAAAAAACTTAAAGATGGCTGGGTATGTTGGATTTGGGAAGTAATAGATGGACCTGATAAAGGTACAATACATTATTGCTTTATTGATTCTGATGACAGATGGGCAATTGCATTCTTAAACAAATCTGCAGAATTTGAGATGCTTACTTAATGCCTAGTTATGATAAGGTACTTGAGTTAGCTGAAGTATTAAAGTTTGACTCAGACAACACAATTAAGAAAGTAACACTTAATGTTAAAACTTATGATGTGGCAGTCGGAAGTTCAGTATATGCAGTACAACCTATGGTTGCTGTATTGAGTGCTGAAGATCTTGCCAACTCAGAAATAGAAAAAGTCTCTACAGCAAATACTGCAGTTGACATTGCTTTATGGGGATATGAGTATGCAGGCGGTGATACATATTATGATAATACTATTAAAGATAACGCGGAAAGTATAGTAGCAAACCTTTTAGAATTTCAAGGTACATCTGCTGTTGATATAACGACGTTAACATAGAGAGGAACAAAATGTTTTTTAGAGATACAAAATTAGACAGAGAAGCTGTCTTTGAACAATTAAAAATTGACGAAGGCGTCGTTAATGAAGTTTATCTTGACCATCTAGGTTATCCTACTTTTGGAGTTGGTCACCTAGTATTAGAATCAGATCCAGAACACGGAGCAGAAGTTGGTACACCTGTTGACGAAGACAGAGTAAAAGAATGCTTCGAGAAGGATTTAGATATCGCAATCAGTGAATGCGAAAAATTGTATGAAGAAGGAGTCTTCGGAGACCTACCTGATGAAGTACAACAAATCTTAGTTAATATGATGTTCAACATGGGAAGAACAAGACTAAGCAAATTTAAGAAAATGCATGAAGCCATTCTCAAAGGAGATTGGAAAGAAGCCGCTGTTGAGGGTAGAGATTCTCGATGGCACAAACAAGTTACTAACCGAGCCGAAAGATTAATGGTTCGTTTAGAAAATGTATAAATAATTTTACTAACAATATAGTATGGAGAACATAAAATGCCAGTAAATGATATAATCGCTAACGCGTTGGATAACAATCCACTTAACCTTAAGAAAGCTTTTGATGCTGAAATGACAACTCGTGTAAGAGCTGCATTAAATCAAAAGTATCAAGACATGACTCAGGAACATCCTGAAGTTGAAATGGCAGCTGACCTTGCTGCAGAACCAGAAGCTGAACAATCTGAAGAAGACTAAAAATGTTTAACCAAATATTCATTGGAATTATTTTGGTTCTCGGACTTGGTTCATATTGGTTATATAACGAAAACATAACTTTAAAAGAGAACGCAGTAAAACTTGAAGCTGCTGTTGAAGAACAGAAGGCAACAATGGCTGCTCTGCAAGAATCTTTTGAAAGACAAGGACAATCGTTATCTAATCTTCAACGTAATTATAATCAAATAGAGCAAGAGAAGGACCAGTACCTTGCTATATTTGCTCGACACAATTTTGACAAACTTGCAGTTGCCAAACCTGGTCTTATGGAAATAAGATTCAATAATGGTACTGCCGCAGTATTTGAGGACATAGAGAATGACAGCAAAGCTATTAGCGAGCTTGACGCTCCTGACGTTCCTTAGCGGTTGTAGTACCTTAGGTAATCTATTTGGTACTAAAGAAGTTGAGATTGTCACCAAACCAATTAAGATTGAGATTATTCAACCGACACTACCACGTCCTATTCAATTAAACGATCCTAAATGGTATGTTGTATCTGAAGCGGTTATTACAAATCCGTGTAAAGCTACAATTCAATACGACCCTCCAAAATTTAATGACGAAGGTGTTGAGCAATTTAAACGGCCAAAGGACTGTTCTCTTGAAGAGCGCGATAACCCTGACTGGCCCGTAGGTTACACTTACCTTGACAAATTCCTTGACGACATGAAAAAGAAGAACAACGGTGATGTGGTGTTTGTAGCAATGACTGTTGGAGACTATCAATTGATGTCAAAGAATACGCAAGAACTTAGAAGATATATACGAGAGCTTGGAGAAGTAATTGTATATTATCGAAATGTAACTATTGACGACGAACCCGCGGCGGGTATTGCGATTCAAAATAAATCAGATAATAATTGATTTAATCTTAAATTCGTACCTTCTTAATTATAAATATCCATTGACATATAATGGATTCTGTGATATAATAACCATATAACTGGAGTAAATATGTCTGACGACCTTAATCACGTTAAGACCGACATTGCTTTAATCAAAAAAGACATTCAATCCATTGGAAAATTCTTTGATAAAGTGGATGATGCCGTTGAAGGAATGCAAGATATTGCTAAGTCCTTGGCAGTGCAGGCACAGATTATGGAGAACTTTCAATCCAAACTAGAATTCATGGATGAAAGATTACAAGACCAACGTCGAATGAACATGGAAGCAAGGCTTGCCATGAAAGAAGAACTTGACGAATATAAGCAGGCCTTTAAAGAAGAGATGCTATCCGCCATGACTGATGGTAAAGAACAGCATCGTTTAATGGCAGAAGAAACAAGGCGTGCTCATGAACAAAGACATAATGAAACTTTAGCAATTATTGATAATATAGTACGTGACGTTAAAGATAAAGTGGCCATACAAGAACAACAGATTAGATCACTTGAAAATTTGAAGTGGTGGATGTTAGGAGCATTTGCCATTATTACTTTCATATTAAATTATGCTGACCTTTCTGTAATATTTCAGAAATAACCATTGACATCCTGCACAAATTGTATTATAATAGTCGCAACGATTAAATTATAAACATTTGGATTTTATATTATGCTTGACTTTGTGGAGATTCAGTATGCCCAGCAATTAGCAGGGCGATTGGACAGATACAAGATTACAAACCGCTCTCCGATGAAAATCAACTTTCGTTGTCCTATATGCGGTGATTCAAAAAAATCCAAATCAAAAGCTCGTGGTTGGCTCCTTGAGAAAGACAACTCCTTGTTCTATTATTGTCACAATTGTGGAGCAAGTCATTCCTTTTCCAATTTTCTCAAGGTGGTCGACCCTTTAGCATATAATGATTATGTTGCCGAAAAATTTATCGGTAAAGCCAATAATACGATTTCAACAGAAACATCAACTCTAGAGAAGACGAAGTTTGAGCAACCAAATTTCTCTCACAGAGATGTGTTAAAAAACTTAAAAAAAATCAGTCAACTCGATTATAATCACCCAGTAAAGAAATATATAGATAAAAGGAGTATTCCTACTAAGCACCATTACCGTCTTTACTTCGCCCCAAGATTTAAAGAATGGATTAACGGAATCATTCCAAATAAGTTTGAGAACGTAAAGAAAGACGAGCCTCGCTTAGTTATTCCTTTTTTAGACAAAGACCGAAAATGTTTCGGAGTCGCAGCTCGAGGGTTTGACCCAGACGGGCTAAGGTATATTACTATCATGTTTGATGATGTACCTAAAATATTTGGACTTGACAAAGTAAACTTTAAAGAAAAGTATTATGTTGTCGAAGGTGCGTTGGATAGTATGTTTTTATCAAATGCAGTTGCGATGGCTGGAGCAGACGGTGGTACTAACGCACTTGAAAATGTGGAGAATGCAGTCTTTGTCTTTGACGCTGAACCTCGAAATAAAGAGATTCATAAAAGAATGGAAAAGTTAATTGACGCAGGTCATAGTATTGTAATATGGCCTAATGATATTGAAGGAAAGGATATTAATGAAATGGTACTCTCAGGTAAAATTAGTTGTGTTGAGAGTTTAATGAGAACAATTACATATAAAGGTTTAGAGGCTAAATTGAAATTTCAACAATGGAGAAGGACATAGATAATGAAGGTTAAATTGATTAGTTATAGTCAATCCCCTGAGTACAACGAATCAGCTCAGGACTTAGTTGCTTATTGTGCGAGAGTAAGCAATCCTAATAATCAAAACAATAAAGAAACATCTGAAAAACTTTTGAAGTACCTTGCTAAACATAAGCATTGGTCTCCATTTGAAATGGTGAGTGCTTGTTTGGAAATTGAAACGACACGAGATATTGCACGCCAATTACTAAGACATCGTTCTTTTTCTTTTCAGGAGTTCAGTCAAAGATATGCTGACCCAACTGAAGATTTAGAATTTGTGCCACGTGAAGCTCGATTACAAGATCCAAAGAATAGACAAAACTCAATCCCTGTAGATTGGGATGATGAA